CTAGAACAGTATCTACTTGGGTATTGTTGCCCTTAGCGATACTCTCTGCAGCCTTAGCTTGTGTAAGGGCTATGTCTGCTTCACTAGCTCTATAGTCTTGTTCTGTCTGTGCTACGTTGATTGGAGTAGTAAGGTTAGCAATAACCTCATCTCTCTCACTAATAGCTGCATCAGCCTCATCTAGTGTTTGTTGTAATACAGCATCTTTCTGCTGTAGTAACTCACTAGCCTGTTGAGTGGCTAGCTGTAGTTGTTGTTGTAGTTGTTGTACAGCTTGTTGTAGCTTAGCAACAGTCTGGGCATTACCTTGTAGTAACTCATCAGCCTCTGCATGTAATCCACCTAGTCTAAGTGACTTAGCTAGTAGAGTTACAGGAGGCTTCTCCCCTATTGCAATGTACGTCTGTATAGCCTTATCAATAGTCTGAGACTTAAGCTGCTTAACACCACTAGTACCAACCTTGATACTTAGAGTCAGTAATGCAGCCTCTGGGATATCAGAAGCCTCTACAAGTACTCTCTCACCATCTACCTTGATAAGAGTAGGTTCAAGGAGCTCACTGTTAAGGCTAATCAATTGCTTGAATACCTTTTCTAGTCCTGATGAGATATTACGTACAATAACTAGTTGTCTATTCTCTGCTACAGTATTTACTAGATTAACAGCAGTAGCACTAACGTTAGAGTTAAGTGCTCTAGGGTCTAGGATACGGTTAACTCCAGCTATAGAGTCAATCTCACCTTGTAGGTTAGCAATCATTTCAAAGGCAATAGGATCAGCCTTCTCGAATGGTAACTGGGTAATCATAGTATCTGGGTTAGCACCTGCTCTAAAGTAGACGGTGTTACCTTTATCAAAGGCATTCTTCTGACTAGGACTAGGGAAGAAGGACTCGTCAATTAATGATTGTCCTCCTGTACCACTATTACGAGTCATAGCACTAATGATTTGCTTAAGGGCTGCACTACGAGCTACACATAACTCACCTACTAAGTCTGATAGACCTTCTCCATAGATACTAAACGATACTCTAGTATATGGGATAAAGGTAAAGGGTAATACATCAAACGGGTTATCCTGGATACTTAGTAACATATCCTGAGTGAATGTACCTTGTACATCTCTAGACTTATTATCAATAATGATCTGACCGTATAAAGTGAATACCTCTACTTGTTCACGTAGACGTTCTTCCTCTGTATATATGATGTCATCTGATAGGTCGTAGTCTGAGCTACCAATGAAGGCACTAGCAGCCTCTAAAGACTTTAGGGTATGTTTACCAAAGAAGGCAGGGTTAGCAAGGATATCACCTACTGTAACTAACTTACGTTGGATATAGTACTTAACCTCTTTATGCTCTCTAGCTGTATGGTCTACGATAATCTCTTCAATAGGAACTACTACTACCTTACCTGAGTTATCTTCCCAGGTAGTCTTAACTACAGCAGTACCATCTCTCATAGCATTGTTAGCAATATCAGTCATAACATCTTCAGGTGTATGCTTCTCCTGCCACTGCTTATTAATGATACCTTCAACTACTGAGCCTAGTTCATCAGCCTCAGCAGTCTCACCTTCGATGAATACAATATCATCATCAGTAACAAATGGATTTACTAGTCCAGGTAGACTTGATTGAATGATACGCTCTAGGTCTTTAAACCCTGTAACCTTCAGTAGCTCCTTAACGGTGCCATTAGGTGTCTGCTCATTAATACTAGACACATCATCTTTAATCTGGTCTCTACGTATAGTTACCTTACGCATCTGCTCTAAGTACTTATCTGTACTTACACTCAAAGCACTTAGTAGTGCTGTTAACTCTTTATCATTCTTAGCCATTGTTATCTAGTCCTATTAGTTTAGTGTAGACCCGCCATAAGGCCTAGGAGCATCAGTTAGCTCGCTAGGGTCAAAGGTAGCCTTATCGTGTGGAGTCATTTGTAGTACCTGACAGAAGGCATCTATGAGGTCATCATGCTTAGCTCTACAAGCCTCTCTATCAGTTAACTCTAGTTGTTCTAGTAAGTCCTCAGAGGCTTTACCTGTATCTACTATAGTTACTAGTCCTCTATTAATCAAAGGCTCTAGTGCTAGTATCCTACTAATCTTACTACCTTGGGTACTCAACTCGTTAACCTTGAAGTACTGCTTAGTAGTCCTCATTAGCTTATCCATCTCATACTTCATAGATAGTAAGTAGGCACCCTTCTCAATACCCACAAAGTTACTACGGGTAGTCTTCTGTACCTTGAATAGTTCTGCTATAACCTTCTGGGGTAAGTCTCTAAAGGCATAGGGTACTACTACCCAATTACCAGAAGTATCAATACCACAAGCTACAATGGCAGACTCATCAGAACTAGACTTCTCACTGAATGCTCCGTCTAATGCAACGTACCAGTCATAGTGTCTGTATACTAAGTCATCTATACCCATGTGGTTAATCTTACGAGTATCAAAGGCTTGGGTATCACTATCGGTAAGAACTAGTTCAAACTCTTGTACCCACTGTCTCTTCATACCTGCCTTCATATACTCAGCCTTCTTAGACTCTATCCACTTAGGACTAAATCTATCTGGCCATGAGGTAGGTGTTAATGGAAACTCTACAGTAGGGTGTTGTGAACATAGGTGCATGAATAAGTCACCTTGACTTAGAGGAGTACCTACAGCGTAGATCTCTCCCTCAGGGTCTAGTGATGGTAGTAGGGCTGCGTAGTACCATCTGTTCAGTCTCTCCACTCTAACTCTATTAGCAGCAGCTTCATCATTAATGATATCATCTAGGATGATTAAGTCAGGTCTATTACGTCCTCGTTTGATACCCCTTAGAGAGGCACCAGCACCTTTACCTACAATGAAGTACCTCTTACCTTGGAACTCCAGCTCTAGCTCTCCTGTCACATCTCTGATAACTTTATACCCTAGACTACTCTCTCTTAACATATCACTGATGTCAGCTACTAGTGTCTCTGCTTGTGTAGTGGTATCTGATATTATTAGGGTGTAGTAGGCTCTAGGAAGCTCTGTACGGTGTAAGGCAGCATAACAAGTGTTAGTACTCTTAGCACTACCTCTGAAGGCTTTAACAGGCTTACAGTAGCTACCCTCGGTGTAGTAGTGGTTCATCATCTCGTAGTGGAACTTAGGAGTATTATTACCCTCCTTGAAGTTCCTCTTGCGCCATATGAAGTGGGATATAGTTTCAGGTAGTAAGTCAATCACAGCTATACCATCACCCTACAAGTAGCACTTCTCATTAGTACATTGGTATCTTTAGTAGGTGTAGACTTAAATTCAGGTCTGCTAGTAGGAACTAGAGCTAGGCCATCTATATCAATATCAACTCCCTTACCACTAGATAACTTGACAGGCTTCATAGTAGCTCTATCATAAGTACCGTAGTTGTATACCCATAGTACTAGATACGCAGATACTTGTGTACCTTTAATATCAACTACAGGTGACCTACCTGCCGAGTATATAGCAGGGTACCGTCTACTATCTACAAAGGTATCACCAATATAGTCGAAGTACTCTTGCACTAGCTCTTGAGTTATATCATTAAATGTTAGGGCTATGATAAGTCCTTGATAATACTAGAAGCTATGTCAGCATCACTAGGAAGCTCTACAAGGTCCTTAGACTCTTCATCAATAGAATCCTTGTCTAGTCTGCCTAATAGGCTCTCAGTAGCTTTAAATGAGTCCCTGTGAGTATCGTCTAAAGCCTTAGCTAGATGTCTATTCAATAACAGGGACTTAAGGTTACTCCTACATACATTATAAGTACTAGTAAGTTCACCACTGTTTTTAAGTAGTTGGTAGAAGTGGTCAGAGCTATACCCTAGTGCAGTAGCTATCTCCTTCTTATTAAAGCCTAAAGGAGCTAACTTCTTAATACCCTTATTAATAGCTGCGGTAGTAGCCTTAGTGTTACCGTTAACCTTAGATGCCATAGCTAGATCCTTTGATACTAGTAGTGTAATAGTTAAACAACTCTACATACCTACTAAAGTATATTATCATGGCTTAACCAGAAATATTCTTGGAACATATTATAGGAGTCAGGATTAGATTGTAACTTGTTTAGTGCAGATCTCTCTACAAGTCTAACAGACTCTCTAGTAACACCCATAACTTTAGCAATCTGTTCTAAGGTGTAATCAATATAATCTATATGGGTTGTGGGAGTCATATATACTTCTTGGTTAGATGTGTAATAGTATTCATAATAAGTACTACTAGCAACACGACTGCTACTAGTAGGACCAATATAACTACTCTAAGAAATAAGGTGCTATAAACTACTAACTATTATGAGTGCCTACTCTCGTGGTAGTCAGTAGTTGGGAATGGTTAGAGAGAATCTTAATAGACCCTCTCAGTATTCACCTATAATAGCTAGTCATTAACTCTTATAGGTAGATACAATGTATACCTAGGTGAAGAGACCTAGGTACTTAACACAAAGGAGTATTAGCCTACGTGAATAGGATAAATAATGAATGTCATATAGGTAGGGACTAAGATCCTTACCTAGATGAACACTGCAAGTATAGTGGATATATACTTAAAGTATTATTAGTTAGCAAATACACTCATAGCTTCTAGGAACTCATCCTCGTCAGATGCATACACCTTAGCCTCTATGAGCCCATTAGACAGGGCTACCTTACTCCAAGCTTGTAAGTCCATATCTCTCTCCTCCTCTTGGCTAACTCCGTAAGGTAACCTAGAATTAATCCTATTAATAGAATCTACTACAAATGAATTAACCTCCTCCTTCTCCACAGCAACTTTAAAGAACTTAGTCCTAACAACAAACTCATCAGGCTTACCTTTAGGGTTTAGTACTATCAGGTTAGCTCTACTATCAAAGTAAATAACAATGTCAAAGATAAGGTGATCTACTGCACTGTTCATAGAATGTAGTATAGCTCCTTTGTCTGCTTTATCCTCGTACAGAGCTACTGCACTACCCATCTTATTCACGGCATTATATAGACCAGTAATTACTACTCTGTCTGTATTGGCAATATTATTAACAGTATTGTAGGTAACTAAGTAGGTACCTTCTTCTCTAGCTAACTCTGTAAGTATATACTCTCTATACTTACTAGCCCATACCTCATCCCCTAACTCCTCTTGCATATATGATCTACGTGTGTGGTAATGATTACCCATTCTTACATCCTTCTTGTTGTTGTTTTAATAAACTACTTAAGTAGTTTACTCTCTCGTTAATCTTATCTAGTAATACATCGTGGCTTGCTTTACTAAAGTTCCTATCACTAGAACCTAACACCTCAGCTATAACCTTACTTTCATACTCATCCACTAGAGCATTTATATAGTCTAGTAGTTGTCCAGCAAAGATCTCTACTTTATCAAGGTCTTGCATATACATATACCTCTTCTAACATCTTAGCTATAGCATACTTAGTAGTTATAGTACTTTGTAGTGCTTGTATTAAACTATCTAGTATAACAGTATCACTGCCATACTTATTCATAGCCCTACTTAGTAAGCAGTTAAGCTCCTTGTAGTCATTCTGTACATCACTCTCTATGGACGATATACAATCCAATACCTCTGTCTTATTCATGTATCTCTTTCTTTGGACAAGTTCTATGTCCCTTTGATTTTAGTGAAGCTACCTTGCTGTATACCCATCCGCAGTAGATGCAGGTACTAGCAGTAAACCTCTTGTAGTGAGGATAACCATTAGCTAATACTCCATCAGCTCTAGTACCTAAGTCTATAGTAAGTAAAGACTCTCGGTACTTAACATCAGCTTCGGTACAGGGCTTAAACACCTAGTACCTCCTTCTCCATTCCTATAATTCTTAGACCTAGTCCGTTGATAGCTATTAGATCAGCTGCTCCTCTAGTAGTATCTAGTCCTCTTGATACTGAGTCTAGTACTAACTCTAGTAACTCTACCTTTAATCTTCTTAGTAACGCTTTAGTAGGCTTCTGCATCCGTACTCCTTCTTAGTAACTCTTAACTATAGTATACTGTAGATAATATTATACAATACTTAAGATCTACAAATAAAGTAATAAGTACTAGGATTAGGTAGCTACTTCCTTTAATTAAAGTTCTTATCTAAAGCTCTTGCTCTTGCTCTTTGGGCTCTGGTAGGGGAGGTTGTTAGGAGGGCCTAGGAGGTGTCTAAAGTGTCTAGGTACCTCCTAGTATTACTTAAGTATTTAAAGCTCTTGTAGAGGCTTACAGAGACGATCTAGAGCAGAAGTAGTCACATAGGGCTGGGACTATTTGTATATGGCAAGCATTAGCATATGAAATAGGATTATGTTTACAGAAGTCTCTGAGGTTATCGTACTTCTCAGCAAGTAGTAGTATCTGGTGTTCCTCATAATCTCTAGCCGTATACTCAGAGGCTATGACCTCCTCGTAGTATTCTGATTGGTAGTTATCCATGTTATGCTCCAGTAGCTATAGTAGGGTTAAGGGTATAACACTTATTACTAGTCTTAACCAGTAACCCAGTAGATACCATAGAGTTACGTACCCGATGTACCAAGGTGCTACCTACGCCACGCTCTCTGCAGTATTCAGCAATGTTTATAGTGATACCATGAGTAGCCATGAAGGTTAAGTCAAAGAATACCTCTCTACTCTTTCTACCTCTGATAGCTTTAATAGCTGAGGTTAGTAGATCGTCTGTGAATGTTAGGGATAAGTTATACGGGTGCATTAGTTTGACCCCCAAGGTAGAGGTGTAACAGCTACTGCCTCTTGTGTTGTGACTAGTCCTAACTCTACTTGTTCTTTAAGAGTGATACCTGTACCTGCCTGATACCTAGCTACTACATCTTTACCGATGTACCATTGTGCATACTTCTTACCGTGATATACGTGAGACTCAAATAGTATCCAGTTAGCATTGGTAAGCTTACGACGTAGATTACCTACTGTTCTCTCTGAGTATCCTAGAACTGTAGCTACCTTCTTATCATCTGTTAAGTCATAGGACTTTACTAGGCATACGCTGATGTAGTAGCTATACAAGGTTGCAGGGGATAGTGGTGTCTTGAACTGTTTGTTTAAGTCCGTCTGCTCATTCTGCATGGCTGTGGTGATATCTCTTGATCTATCAATAACTGCTGTACTGATGAACTTACTATCCAAGCTGTTGAGTGTAATCTTTTTCAATCTTAGTCCTTTTGAGTTGGTTGAAGACAGTATACCTCTAACTGGTATGAATGTCAAGTACCTGCTACTACTAGAGGTATTTCAACCTCTTACCGGGGGTAGGTAATAATCGTACTCCAGATTACCGGGGGTAGGTAATATTAGGGGGTATATTTTACCGGGGGTAGGTAACGGTTTTGAAGCTCTACAGCCTCCTTGGTGACGGGGTTTAAGAGGGGTTTTAGGTGAAAGTGCGATCGTTAATTACATAATATATATATATATATATATAGGAGTACAGTAGCTATAAGGTTTTCACCTTCTCAAGGCGTAAGTCAGTAGTAGTACAATAATCAGGGGTAGGGAGGGGTAGGTGTATAAAGTGGTAAAGTTAAGGGCCACTAGATGTAACCCTATAGGTATTACACTTAGATTTAACTCTAGTTAGGTACTCTGGTCTAGCTCTTGGCGGTATACTTAGAAGGTAGTCCTAATACTACAAGGGACACAACTAATGTAATCCACAGTACTGTCATCATACTACTAACTCTTTAGTTACTTCATCCTTAGTCTCAACACTAGATAGGATATCTTCAATTACCTTATGCTGGTCTAGGATAATAGTACTCAACTTCTTATGAGTCATGTATAGTTTACTTAACTCTCTACCCTTCAAGGAGTAGCTAGTATCATATCCGAGTTTATTAATCTCCACATCTAAGGTATCTAAGTACCCCTCTAATTGTTCTACTAACTTCATGCTAATCCTTATTTTCTCTCTAGCGAATGTAGTCTAATACGAATATCCTTATGTACAATATTCTCTGAATCTTTTAATTCTTTGATGTATCCCACCAATGCTCGTTGTCCTGCTACTAGCTCTGCTAATAGTACTGACGCCTGTTTATCCGTCTTATAAAACTCTTGCCCTACCTGCTTATCTATAATGTTCTGCTGGGTGTTTAGTGCGATCTGGGTTTGGTTACTAGAAATCATACTCCCTAGCCCTATTAATCCTGCAATAGCTATAGCCGATATTGCTTGTGTAATTGTCTCTATCATGTTGATGGTAATGCCCTTATTAGGTAATGACTAGATACCCTATAGGGCTCTAGATGTTGTTAAAGTAAAGGCAGTGCCCTAAGGGTTACCGGTTGTACTAAGTTCCTACTATCACTCTATTCCTGATGACTTCCCAGGTATGACTTGCTGATAAGCCCTCGGCTAAAGCGCTAGCTTTATTGAGAGTTAGCAAAGCGAAAGAGACTAGAAGGGGTTTGCCCAGAAGGGGAAGAGCGTCAGCGTCTCCCCTATTGGAGGCTAAGGCCCTGATGACTTATAGGGTTACTTATAGTGTTGCTTACTGTACTGACTAAAGGGGTAAACCCCTTTTGTGAATCCCCTTCGGCGAACTATGTTCACCTCTCGCTAACCGCTCATCCGACTACGTCGGGGAACACGCTACGCTACCATTCCCCTCCTTGGCAGCTGACGGCAGCTCAACGCAGGGTTTATTGGTTGTCCCCCTTTGGGTGATGTCCTGGACCTTACTGGTCAAGGGCTGCTGTTCAAACGCCTCAGGGGCTTAATTACGCAAAGAGTTATCTCTCTTAAGAAACCCTACCTAGTGAATCCCTGTTTATAGGGGTTTGGTCTTAAAAGTAGGGTTAAATACCCTAGATATAGACTTAAGGGGGACTTAAACTATTTAACTAGTTAACGTCTACTTGGAGGCCCTGTAATGGCACCTCGCTTCTTAGGTCTCTTCTTAGGTTTTAGGAATAGTAACTCAAGATTAGATACTGCATCACCTAGATCATCTTGGTTTACAAGGTCACTAGGCTTATCAAACTCTAAGACTCTATCAGGTACCACAGTCTTACCATCAACATTAGTCTTACCTAATCTGAAGTCATTGGTAGCCTTAGCATCAAAGCCATTATCAATAGTATCAATATCTTTACCAAATACATAATGAGTCTTACCACCTACCTTGTAAGTCCTTAGGTCACCAGAGGCCTTGAGCTTAGCTATACGCTTCTCAATGGCTTTAACACCAATACCTAGCTCTTTAGCTAGATCAGCTTGTGTGATGTCTGTACCGGCCTTGTGGAGGACATCTAATACTTTATCAGTACCAACCTTATAACCTTTACTCAGAACACCTGGAGTTTGTGAGTACTTGCTAACAGGAGTACTAGTACTAGTATTAATACCACCACCCCTAAACCCTTGAGGTCTATTCTTAGGGATAGCACTACCTGGTCTTAGTAATCTACTAGAGTTACTACGTTGTGCTAGGTTAAAGGCCTTAGAGTCTACATCAGGAGTAGCTGCATCTATAAGGTCATTGTCTTTAATAAAGGTCTTAGCCTTCTCAATATCCTTAGCAGTAACTTCCTTAGTACCAAATAGTATACGTGCATTACTCTTCTTATTTAACTCTGCAATAGCTGCTGTAGCATCACCATCAAAGTGAGTGGCTACTACATCTCTAAAGTTCTGTACTTGTGACTGATATGACTTAGTACCATCATTACCAATATCAATTACTTCGTTGATACGATCATTACGTGTAGGTGCAGTTGTAAATGGCTGTACACTAAATCTATCATTATCTACAATAGTCTGGTCATTAAGAGCCTTGTTACCTCTATTTATAACCTGCTCTTCCGCTAGGTCTACAGCACTAGTAGATGGTTTAAAAGGCGCATCACTACCTACTCTAAATAGGCGTTCACTATTGGTAGGGGTAGCTACATTTGGAGCAGCGTTCCTAACCTGTCTACGTAATTCTCTAGATACTTCTAAACCTACTGTAGCTCTACTTAACTTATCCTTAATAACCTTAGAGGGAGCCTTAGGGAAACCAGATAGGTCAAGACGTTTCTTAGTAGTTAGGATAGCCTCAGCATCACCAGGACTATATCCTAGATCCTCTAGATCCTGCTTAGCCTTACGGTAGACCTTAGCTCTAGCTTTACCACTAATAGGTTGTAGTACCTTATCCACTATATTATTAATAGCCTTTGCAGTAGTAGGTGAAACTACGCCTATAGCCTCTGTAATAACTTTTAAGCTAGCAGGAGCAAGTGTCTTCTCTATCTTAGCCTTAGCCTTAGCTCTAGCATTCGCAGTAGCTTGTTGAATAGAAACCTTAGGAGTAATACCTAGCTCTAGTCTCTCAGTGTCAGTAAGTACTTCTTCTGCAATGTTATCAGCCTGAGCTGTCCTAGCTGCTCTAGAATTAGCTGCAAACTCAGCTTGTGATATAGCTGCATCTTGCTGCTTAGCAATCTTAGCTCCTGAAGCTCTAAACTGTCTAGGGATATCTCTAACAAGGGAATTACCTATAACACCAGCCTTAGAAATACCTAGGGCCGTAGGGGTAGGACCAGCAACATTCAATACTCCAAAGGTAGGGCTACTAACATCATCAGCTATAAATACACCTAAGTCCTCTATAGCATTACCTCCAAACTCAATGAATGAAGGTACTTCCCCTTCATCTAATGGTTGGAAACCTCTAGACGCTTCTCCAGGTAAAGCTACTAAACCACCTAGTCCATGGATTGCCCCACCTATTGCATCCTGTGCAATACTAGCTGCAAAGCCTAGTGGGTTAGCCTTAGCCTCGTTAAACCTATTCTGTATACCTAGGGATAGTCTAGCTGCAGCAAACGATGGTCTATTAATAACATCACTTACGAAGTCACCAGTCTCACTAAATGGATCCGGTACCACTTGGCTAGTAGCTCCAGGAGCCTCTGTAGCTGCTGAAGTACCTGAGGAAGGGAATACATCCTCAAATCCATTATCAACAGCTGTAAGGCTTCCTACGTCTTGTGAGGTGGTATTAGTGGTAGTAGTATTGACAGTAGTATTACTGATACTAGGAAACACATCTTCGAACTCCTCTTCCATTATTTAGCCTTAACAAGAGACAGCTTACCTGTACTCTTATTACGTACTAGCTTATACCCTCTAGGGTTCTTAGTAAGATTAGATAACGTTGCCTGAATAGCATCAGGATTAGATTGTTGTAATCTAAATAGTTGCTGAGCCTTAACCTCTTCTACTCTAACTGTTAGTTGAGCTAACTTAGCCTTAGCCTGTGCAGGTGAATCACCCTCTGAAGGAATCTGTCGTAGTACTAATTCCATATCTTTATCAGTAAGTGCCCCAGACAGTTGAGCAGTAAGACTAGTAGCTAACTTAGAGCTAGCAGCATTAAACTCAGCTGACTTAATACCTAGGTCTGTACCCACAAATCTACTTACCTTATTAGTGTACTGATCTAACTGTCCAAATATCTGGCTATTGTTAGGGTCATTAATAATAGTAGTAATAGTATCTAAGTCTGTAGCATCAGCACCAAAGGTATCTAGTAACAGCTTATCGTTCTGAGATAAGGCAGGACGTTGTGTACCTACAGCAGTCTGTGTAGGATCAATAGGTTGTCCTGTACGCTTATCTACTGGTACTTGTCTAGTAGTCTTGTTACCAAAACTATCAGTATCAGTTACAGTAATTAGTTTAGTATTATTAACAAGAGGATCAATACCTTCAGATACTTGGATATCAAACTTACCGCTATCAGTGTTAAAACTAAATGTTTCACCAGTCTTAGGATTAGTAACTGTACGACCTTGTGCTGTCTGTAGGTTCTTCTCTTCAGTAGCCTCTAGTGACGCTTCATCTGCAATTAAATTAGCTTGTGCAATGAAGTCCTTGTCTAGGTTAGTTTGTTCAGATTGGTTGAATAGTCTATCAGCATTACTCTGAGCTAGTGTAGCTGCATTAGTAGCTGTTACTCTATCAGCAGCATCACTAGTCTCTAGGAAGTCTTGCTTCTGCTGTTGTAGTCCAAATAGTCTATCAGCATTAGATTGTGCTTGTAGGCTAGCTGCTATAGCTGCCTCTCTATTACGTCTACTAGTACCAATACCTAATAGCCCCTCAATTCCTCTATTAAAGAATCCAGAGCCATCAGAGGTTGCAGAACCAGTATTAACAATTACAGGATCAAATATACCCATCTAATACTCCTTATGCGTTGTAGGCGTTACGGTACGCTCTAGTAGCTTCTTGCTCTTCTAAAGCAAAGTCTCTATTCTGTTTAAGTACACGGATATTCTCTCTGTTCAACTTACGTTGTTGTCCGAACTGAGCAATACCTAAACCTAGTTGTCCTACAGATGCAACAGCACCTGCGATATCAACAGCATCACCAATACCAAATCCACTATTGTTGACTTGAGGTACAGTATTAGGAGTACTTCCTGGGATTGTTCCTGCACCTACAGCCGTATCGCCTACCGAGGTACCAAACTCCAGGGCGTTAGTAATATCAGTACCTACACCTGTAGATGAGATACTTGTAGACGGAACAGTGGTAGTAGATGCATTGAATCCTGATATACCTTGAGAAGAGTTTACAGGTAGTCCAGTAACATCATCTACTAAGATACCTTCAGCGTTAAGAATACTAGCCATTATGCAGCCTCTCTTATAGTGAACTCAGGAACGAATTCCCACTTAGCACCTGCATCAGTACCATCGTTTACATCAATGTATACTTTACGTTGTTCAAGGTGTGAGATAATCTCTTCAGGTAACTCTACCTCTTTATTCTCGGAGAATCTAAACGGTACTAACTTATCCTTACCACTTACTCTAATCATAGTCTGTGCAAAGATAGTGCCTTTGTACCCTCTTTCATTTCTACGTACCTTAACATTGATACGATTACTGTCTTTAACTGTTGTTGCTTTAGCTGCCATAGGAGCTCCTTAAAGGTATTGAATTGGTTTAGGTAAGCATTTACCTTAGTAACCTTGTAGAACCCCGTAGCGTTAAGCTATGGGACTCTGAAGACTACTATACTATAGTGTCCATCTTAACGATACGATCAGCACGCTTGATGAATAGTTGAGTTGATGACTTAACACCTACTGAACCACGTTGGTTGATAGGATCTGCTTGTCCAGCTGAGCCTAACTCTTTGTGGATAATCTCAGCCTTAGTATCTGCTTCGAAGCCTAATGATGCAAGACCATCCTCACCTACGAATAACGCAGCACCATCAGCGATGTTCTGAGAGTCAACGATACGAAGTCCTAAAGACTTAATAGTACCAATCTCATTAGTATATAAGTCAGCAGTGTAGCCGTACTCTTCAACAGGAACGAAGTCAGCTAATGCACGGAATAAGTCTCCATCATCTACTGAACAGAAACCATACCAACCAGCATTAACAGGTTTAGTACCTACCTTAGTAGAGCCATCTTTAATAGCAGTAGTCTTAGGAACATTAGCATTACGCATAGCCTTAGATACAGCTAGAACACCAGCCTCCATTGTAGTGAACGGGATAGTAGTACCAGCACCTGCTAAAGCAACACCAAATCCAGCTTGCTCAATCTTACGTCCCATTGTATATCCTAGTTCACGAGACATCTCACGTACTAGTTCACCAGCATTCTCATGTTGGTTCATAAGTACATCAGTATACGGGATAGAAGTACCAGTATGTTTAACTTTACCTTCGATAGATACACGTACTAAGTCAGTCTCAGTAGGTGATACACCTTCAACTAAATCTTGGATAGCAGAAGTAGCAATCTCTTCGTAGTAGTGGAACTTAAGAGCATCACCAGATTTCTTAGGCATCTTCTCTTTAGAAGTTAGTTTATCAAGAGCATTAATCTCTCTCATTTGCTTCATAGCTTTACGCTCGATAGCAAATAGTAAGTCTTTGTTAATTGTGTCGTATGTTGCCATATTATAGGTCCTTGGGTTTTATTTAGAAAGAGTCAATGTACTGATCTAGTTCGTAACTAGTCATTTCACTAACACTCTTTGGTTGTGGCATACCAGTTGTAGTTGGTTCAGCCTCTATTAACTTACGCTTCTCAGCCATAGCACCTCGTTTACGCTCTACATTGACCATAGCTTTCTCAGCTGCTGAATAAGCATCTAAGAAGGTCATATCAGTAGACTCCATTAACCTGTTAACATGAGGCATTAGCTTAACTAACTTCCCATTCTTAACATCAGTTACAATAGCATCTAAGTAAGAACTGTTACCTTGGATGTCATCAATAACATCTTGAGGTAGCAAGTCTACTGCAGTAGTAAAAGTCTCCATGAATTCAGTATCACCCTTGATAGCTTCAATAGCATTATCATAGTTGATACCGTCCTCAATAGATTCCTGTAATACTTCTGCATCAGTCTTAGTCTCTTCTGTAACCGATTGGTCATTGGCTTCTTGTGTAGTTTCAGATAGCGTAGAAGATTCCTCCTTATCATCAGTATCGTAAGAGTCTGAGAACTCCTCTATAAGATCTTTAGACTCTTCAGACATACCTGAGGTAGGGGTAGAGGAGTTATCGCCTCTTTTGGTCTCCTGTACACCTTCTACGGCATCTCCTGTATCAGTACTTGTTGTTACTTCTTCACTCATGTATTATCCTTTATTTAAATGGAGCTAGAACAGTATCTACTTGGGTATTGTTGCCCTTAGCGATACTCTCTGCAGCCTTAGCTTGTGTAAGGGCTATGTCTGCTTCACTAGCTCTATAGTCTTGTTCTGTCTGTGCTACGTTGATTGGAGTAGTAAGGTTAGCAATAACCTCATCTCTCTCACTAATAGCTG